CAAGCCATAGGACTGGAGTTTCTGCTATCATGGGGGAGCGACGTAAATCTGAGCTGCCGGTATCTTGTATGAACGTACGGTCTGTAGCTTCGTACACTCCATCAGAAGTTCCAAACATAAGACGACCACCAAGAAAGCCACCGCATCGAGGAAGTAAGGTGTCACCCAACTGGAAGTTTACGTTCTCGTATCCTGCACGGAAGTTCATGCTGAGACGAACCGTGGTTGTATTTCCAGGTCTGGGAAAGAAGATATGGTACGTCTGAGTATCGGGATCAAATATTGCTGATATGGTCTCAGGGTCAGGCGTCGAGCGTACGAGCTCTTGGTATAAAGGCTCAACCTCATCAGACAGTGAAGCCTCCGCAATGGTCACACCGTTCTGCTCGGATCGCATAATCGAGTGAATACCTCGGCGCGAGCAGAATAGAAGGTCCGAGCCAGCGTTAGCTATAGTATTGTGAGATACGCAGCCGATACGTAAATTGGCGCGACTATCAAGTTGCCACTGCTCAAAGTCAGGGTCGATAATGTAAACTAGCGTCTGGTCTTTCGTGAATACAGCAAGGCGGTTGGCCTCGAATGTTCCCATGCCAACGATTTGGTCGGCAGTACCGATTAAGTTGGAAATGTCGATAAATGCGGCCCGTGTTACTTCTGCTGTTGGGGCTTCTTCAGCTAGGAAAATATCTGGATTGTCCACGCGAGAGAACTCAACAACGGTTGGGCGATCCTTAAACCCAGCAACAGCAAGTCGCCTTTGGATCGGCACTCCGAACTGAGGCTTGATCGAGGATGTGGAAGTCGAGAACTCGAAGCCGTCGTAACGGTACATCCGACTGTCCTTAGAGAAAATATGAACCTTCCCCTTAAAGTTTGTCATGGAGACAATCGCATCTTTCGGCAGCGCACCCTCAAGTCGGTGTCCCCTGTCAGATGACAAGTGCGTATTGGCTGCATCCTCCTCCGCGAAGACGACGCCTTCTCGGTTGTAGAAACGGATGCACTTAACTGGAAAGCGATTAGAGCCTTTGTGGAGATAGAAAGATGGGTCTCGTATCAACTGACCACGATAGTCTACGAAACAGTTTTCCAGTACGTAGAAGTTCTGATCTTTTTCTGTCTCAAGGGCGGTCACGTCCCGTGAGCGGTCAATGCCACGAAACCCGTAGTAAGTCGTGTAGTCACTTTTGACAGATAGGGGCGCGTACGTAAGTCTACTCATTAGTAACTGACTTTCGGTTTATATGCTGGGTTAGAACCACCGTCCGGTATTTTTCGAACATATGCTTTGTTTCCGTACGAACGGTCATGCAAGATGTTGGTCATGTTCGCCTGATAAAGCTGAAGGAATACCATCGCCTTATCGGAACCCTGCTGAATGAAGTAATGTGCGGTAAGACCGTCAATCATTATTAAATCAGGTATGGGCCTACGCTCTTGCGTATCTTGGTAATAGTCTATGTCTCCACCCACCCAATACGGGTGCTGGCGAATGTCTTCGACCACGCGGTTAGCCAGCTCGATCATCATCATCATGACCTCCCCATCAACACGCGATGGAGAGAAATTTCCGGCTCGAACCAGAGCAGAACGTACCAGACTTTCAAGTGGAGTGAACTTCTCTTTAGCCGCTGCAAACGGTTTTTGTACGCTCTTCTCGGCCATCAGTCATCATCCTCACAGCTAATAACGCGACCGGACCATATGTGATGGTGCAGCTTTGTAAGCTCAGCGAGCTCACGCGGTACGCGCCAGTGTACGAAGGCACGGTCAACGTCCCATATGCCCAGTATTCGTTCGTCACCAATTCTTAGGTCGAACGCTGAGTTCTCAGGGTTAGCGGATACGAAGAAGACAAAAGCGCTGGGCTCTGCATTCTTAGGTGCGCGGCTCTGCTTTGCCTTGCGCGTAGGGTCTACAGCTTTTTCCTGAGCGGGCTCTTCAACCCAAGCCTCATTCTCTGGGGTATTCGGATCGTCAGCCACGAAGCTTCCGTTGCTGTTGTGTGCGCGTTTGCGTGCCATTAAAATTCTCCTTGAGTTCCAAGACTTTTATCGTTGTTTATTGCGGGGCAGTCGTCCCTCAACGCAAAAGGGCCGCACTAAGGCGGCCCTCTCTAAAACTTTAGGCTGCCTTATTAGGCTGTAGCGTTCCAGTTTTTGATGTAGTTGTGCGTCTTATCCTGCAACAATTCGAGACCACACTCAGTGAGGTACTCGTGTGCTACTTGGTCAGCGCCGTTTGCTTGACGATCACGCAGCAATGAAGTGTCGCGACCTTCCATGTAACGGTACTTCAAATGTGGGAAGTCGATGATGACTGCCGCATTCTCCATTCCAGGTACTTGACGGAACTGTGGGTGCAAGTGGACCATTAGATCACCAGCGAACGTGGAATAACGAGTTAAACCCACGCCATAGCTTCCTTCAACTACTGTTGGCTGCCAACGATCCTTGCCGAACTTCTGCAAGTGACCAGCAACTTTAGCACCACAGAACATAATCTTCTGGTTGCCACCGAATGCAAACACATCTTCGATCAAAGAGCGGTCAAACTGGTCTTCTGTCATTACGTTAGAAGCAGTTGCACGGTCATTTACGTTAGTGATCGAGTTTATCAAGCCGCCAGTATAACGAGTTGGCTGTGAAGACGCAGCGTTAGCTTCGAACTTCTTACCAAAGAACATTGCTCGCTCAATATCTTGCATGTGCATCTTGAGAGCTTTTGTCGTCATTTCGTCTTCTTTGTCACCAGTACGCAAGTTTGTAGAGCGCAATGTGTTGGTGATTGTGAAGGCGGTACGGAAGATTTGCGTAAAGTTCGAGGCAACGCTTGCGTCGAATGATACGCCAGTAGGCGTATTCGCGCCCTCCGAGAATGCCGAACCCGCGATGAACAGCTTAGCACCGTCAACGATTGCAGCAGCACCACCGCCGATACCACGTTCTACTGTCAAAGTAGTCGCGGAAGCGTCAGCCGTACAGCGCATGACTTCGTTCGTTAAGGAGTTCACTACAATAGTGCCACCAACTGCGAACAAGTTGTCATTGCCAGAAGCAACAGTAATAGAAGTTGCTGAGTTGTTTACTGCGCCGTTCACTGTAAGCGTACGTGCAGGAAGCTCATCTCTGAAGTTCTTGAACTCAGGGTCATCTGTTGAATCGGAGGAAGTCATTGACAACAAAGCATTTAGCGGTGCATTGCCGTTTGGTTCTAACAGCGAATATAATTCGCGGTAATTCTTTGGGCGGAAGTCAGCAGCGAACTGACCTGAGCCCCGTAGTCCTTGGATACCAGCCATGTGGTAATCTCCTTTGGAAAGGGTTTCATTTATCAGCGGCACGCCAGAAGCATCTGCGGACAATCACGCAAACTTCTTTAGTAGCCTTTTTCAACACCGAAGATAATGAGCCTTAGCGCCATCGACGTTGAGTGACTATTGAATGGTTTCTAGGGGTCTGTCGTCCCGTTGATGAAAAAAGACGGCCCGAAGGCCGCCTTTTCTTATCCCATGCGCTTATTGTTGGCGCCCTGTGCAAGTCGGGCTAAGGTATCATCCTGCCCAGAGGAAGCCATTTGGCTTGTTGGACCACCCGATTGAGAGGTGAGATAAGCCTCACGGCGAGAGGCCATTTCGCGAAGCCTGTCAAACTCAGGGGTGTTTAACTGGTTCTTAAAGTCGCCAATTACTTTATTAGTTAAAGCAGCATCGGCGAAGTCTTCGGCTGTGTAGCCACGTTCCATTGCGTACGACTGGAAATCCTTGACGGCTTCATCAGGGAGGCCAGCTTCTTGCTGGGCGCGGTCGAGGTTGTTGCGTATAGACTGCATGACCGCTTCTTCGCGACCATCCATAGCATCTGCTCGGCTGTCAGTAGCATTTTGACCCGCATTCTGCGCTTGCTGGAGGACAGACTTCATCATCTGAAGCTGATCGCCCATGTTCTTTTCCATGCGCCCCATGCGGTCGAATTGCTCGCGATAGCCTGGAGGAAGACTGATCGCGTTTTCCTCTTCGTACTTGGACCATTCTTCGTTAAGGAGTTCGCTACCTTTCGCCCTATCTTGAGGTCTGTCTGGGGCTGCAACGCCATCCTGTTTCGGACGTTCCTTGCCCATAGTGACGTTCTTCGTCATGGCGCGAAGAGCCGCATCCATAAGCTTTGCAGCTTGTTCTGGAGTAGCACCCGTTTCGCGCATCAACTTCTCGGTAAGATCGTTTACCGGCTTGTTCGTTGCATTCCTGTGGTTGAGATCACGGTAACGATCAAACGTAGAACTGATCTGCTGTGGGGATAGATTGCGATCCTTGCCGCCGATATTGACGTTGTACATAACAGCTTCTTGTTGCTGCTTGTCGCCCTCAGTGTCAGGAGACGCAACTTCTACTGCCTTCTCCATGTCGGTAGGCGGTGCATCTTTTGGTGGGGGTGGAGCCGTCGGTGCAGCGGCCTGTGGAGCTGGGGCTTCGCCCATTTGCCTTGCGGAAATACGGGCGATTTGCTCCGCATCCATTTGTGGATTAGTTGCCATTGTCGGTCCTTTCTGAGCGGCCTTGGCGGCTCGTCGCTTCATCTAGTGAAAGCTCACCCTCAAACTTGTTGATGAGCTTAGTTGGCAAGCTGAGCATTTGCTCCGCTGCGAATATGGCACCCCTCTGAAAGTCCATATGCTGTTGCGTCATTTCTGCGCTACGGGCCATGTTGAGGGCAAGCTGGAGAATTTCGTCCTGCATGGTCTTATGCAAGTGTTCCCAGCCGGAACTTTCAGATAGAGTGATGAGGTCGTTGATCTTTTTTTTGACAGTCATATTGAGGGGTCTCTTACTTTTTCTTCCCACCCTTCATGATGGGTTTTCCAGCCATCAT